AATTCTCTCGGTAAAACATTTGAGTAAGATATTACATTCTCATTTAACTTGTTAGGTAGTTTAAGATAAGTAAAGAGAATCTTGTTACCACTTCGGATATTCTCGTATCGTTTATCTATGTTTAGTTTCTTAAGTTGATGATTGTAAAGTAAAGCACCTCTAACATGTATGGGTGTTCCTTTACCGTATATATGGTTTGGGTCTGAATACTGTTCAAGATTATTACAACCTCTTGGTGAAGACATCTGTTCTACTGGAAGGTTTCTAAAATCCTTTCGTGCAGTCTCTACGAACTCCCATAGTTCTTGTTCAGTTCCATTCATAACAACTTTGAATGCATCAGTAAGTTTTTGTCTAACCCATTGTGGTGTACTGGACTTTGCAGTTTCGATACCCATCATTTTGAGTTTAGGGGTTTCGTATCGTACACCTTCAGAGTCAAATACATTTAGAATGTATCGTTTCTTTGCAGTCCAAATACCTCTGTCTGCAATAACTTCTCTACCCATTTCCATCTTCTGTTGGAATGCGTTAGTGTATTCTGCAAGTTCATCATATCCTTTTGATAGGACATTCTCAACTTTCTCTCTTCCGATAGTGTCAAGGAAGTTGATAATTTTGTCCTTGTCGGTGTCTTCGGGAAACACTTGTGACACTAGTCTGTCAAAAGTTATGTAAACTGAATCAGTATCCATTGCAATTACATAGTCTTCGTCTTCTGTTTTAAGAACTTTATTCATCCATGTGTTGATTGTCTTCTCTGCAGTCTTAATGACATACTGTCCCGACATAGTAATACCTTCTGCAAGGTTAGGGTCAAAGAATGCAAAGTATTGATTTGCAAGAGCCCCATATGCAGAGTTAAGTGCAATCTTTCTAACCTGTTGATTGTTGTATGCACGTTTAATAAGACTTTCTAGTTCCTTCTTTCGTTTAGGTTCTTTACAAACTTCCTTCTCTTGTTGATATGTAATCATCTTCTTCTTCCACATCTTACGTTCGTCATAGAATGTTTCCATGAGTTCGGGAAGGAATCCTTGTTTCTCTCTACTGAACATTACTCCGTTAGGTGCAACTGTTCTATTAGTCTTCTTCAATGAAGATAGATTTGATTCACCATCTAACATTTGTTGAATGTCAACGTCCATTCTTGCACCACCCTTGACCATAGTCTCGGGTGATATGTTGAACTGCATAATCAAATGTGGATAGAGAGAGTTCAAGTCGAATGACATAACCCAATCATGTTTACCTACGATAGGTTCCTTTACATATGCACCAACAATAGAATGTGTTTTAGTTTGTTGTTTAAGTCTTTGTGGTGGAGTTTGAATGTTCTGTTTCTTAAGGAAGTTGTAGATAATAGTTTCCCAGTATTTTACCATTCCAAAAGTATCAGAGTAATTACACTTTGCATCATAAGCCATGGTCATGGTCAATTCCATAAGACCAAGTTTCTCTTCTAGTTCTTCTACAAGAACAACATCCTGTACATTATATGCAAGATACTTAGAGTAATCATTCTTATACAATCCGTGTAATGAACCATGTTCTGAATAGTCTAACTTTGCAGAACCTAATTCAACATGTGAGATGTGATTTAGTGAATAGGATTCTTGATTGACAAAGGTTCTCTGTTTGTACATTGCCATATAATCAATAACATTGATTCCATATAACGTGTACTGTTGATTCTTTTGATATCCTTGTGTAGTGTATTCTCTAACATCAGACATGTTCCATGGGGATAATCTTTTGTGTTGGTCTTCTCCAAACAATCTATCAATACGATTACAAAGATAAGTGATATCAAATGAATCTACATTCCAACCAGTGATGATATCATAGGATGCCTTTCTCCAGTGTTTAATGAACTCCTCTAATAGGTGTGCCTCATCTTGACACTCATAGTAAACAACATTCTTAGGACATTCATCCCATGCACCAATACCAAATGTATGTGCATTATGTCTGAATGGTTTTACTGTTATTGCATTGACCTTTTCTTGTGCAAGGGATGGTTCGGGAAATCCATTCTCTGATTCACACTCGATATCAAGTGTTGCAATTTTTACTTTGGTATAATCCCATTCGACCTCTGTTGGCCATTTGTCTGCAATGTAAGTATAGATGTATCTGTCATACCCATGGATTTCAAATCCTTGAGTTCCAGCATAGTTCTCTCTGAACTTTCTTGCACCACCCATTGAGTTGAGTTCAACAACTTCAAGTGGTCTACCATCTAATGACCTATGTGCAGTGTCCCCTTTCTTAGAAGGCACAAAGTGTTTAGGTCTGTAAGATACAGATAGTTTTTGTTTCTTGTTTCCTTGATAACCAGTGACTAGAATCTTGTCACGGGTACGACATACATTAGTATAAAAATCCATGTAGTAAGTATACTACAAATGGACTATTCTGTCAATGTACTTTTACCGTAATAATCCTGTCCTAGTATGTCTCCAACTGCATCATACTTCTCTTTTGCAGTTGCATATCTTTCTATTTGAGTGTCCATTGATTGTGCGATATCGGGGTGTTCACCGATACCTGCAGGATTATGTTTATAAACCATAATGTTTGCCATTGCGATATCCATTTCACCTTGATATTGTGATTGAAGTGCCTTTAGTATTACTTCTCTATCCATTATTTATTTCCTGTATTTTTCTTATAGTTTATTTCTAAATTAGGTCTAACCTTAAATACAGTTATGACTGAACTTTTAGAAACTTCGAAGTTGTACTCCATTGCAAATGGTAACCATGGTGCAAGTTCTACTTCCATTTTACCATCAATAATTTGAACTAAAAGTTCTTGTGCTTCTTCTATAAGAATCTTGTTACTTAATTTTTTTTCAGTACAGAAGCCCATTATGACTTCTCCACCGATTAGTTTGACTGCACGGATTTCTTTATTTAACATTTCTAACAAGTTCCTGCAGTTCTACTGAACGTCTACCAACCTGTTTAAACCATCTTGAATCTTCCATTTCTACTGCAACCTTTTCCCAGTCACATGATACAACACCTTTCCACATGTTATTAAACTTACTGAATCTTGTTCCACCTAAGTTGAATGTCATGTTGACTAAAACGTGTTGAATGTCTTCGGGTAGTGCATAGAAATCTTCTCCACCTTTTGATTCAAATAAATGAACAGTTTCGTTAACATGTTTTACAAAGTCAATTGCATAAACATCATCAACTCTTTCTTGTGATACTGGTGTACCAACTGGTTGACCGTGTTCGGGGTCGTCATCTTTTACTAGGTGACCTACTCCAAATGTTAGATACCCTAATGAGTCTTCATATATTTCGAGGACTTCACCCTCATGTCTCTTTATCTGTTCCTTCAGTAATTCTTGGTTCATTTTCTTTTTTCCTTTGTTCATCTATGAGTTCAACTAATATATCACCCATAACATCTTGTAAATCTTCGTTATTATTTAGTTCTTCAACACTCCCACCTTTCTCGGGAAGTCTCCTAATCGTTCTCTGAAAGTTTAAATGATTCTTACCCTCAACAAACTGAACCTTTCCGTATTGGTATACCAATCCTTTATATTCACCCTCTAAGATTTCAATCCCTGCATCATCTTCATTGGGGTTCTCTACAACTCTATATAAACTACCGAACAGCATGTTTCCAAACCTTTCCTTTCATTTCACCATTAGACCAGTTTATATATCCAACGTCTTCCATTCCAATTCTTTTATAAAACTTATTTGCAGGAATGTTATCTGCACGAACTGTAAGATACACATTAGTATCTACATAGTCAAAAAATCTTTTTATAACTTCCTCTGCACTACCATTACCCATTTTAGAATTTACTATTTGGTGTAAAATATGACAGCCACCTTCTACTTTTACATCAGTGTCAAATCCTATTTTTCTATTGGATTTATTTTTATGATATGTGATAATAACACCGTCTTCTAGAATCATTTGACTTCTAGATATTCTAACTCTACAATGTGATTTTCTTACATGAGGGAACCACTCTTTTGCACCTAGAAATATATCCCAAATGGTATCGAAATCTGATTCTTGTACTTTATACATTTATGTTTTCATTATTATATACATCAATAACTAAGTGTACTCTATCTATATCAGAGTTGTTTTCTACTGCATGTGGTCTTGAAACATCTAACCACCAACATTCACCTTCTGACATCTTAAAGTCGACCAATCCTTCAGTCAACCATGTCTTCATAGTTATATCTTCATTTGTAATTATGGGTATGTGTAGTCTTACTACCTTACCACTTTTAATATCCTTATCCACTTTATCAGTGTGTTTAGATATCTTAGTCCCTGCTCTTAACTTCATGAGTCTGACTCTTTCAGTCTCTGCAGGAATATGTTCTAATATCTTACCTATATTTAGTAGGTCATATAAGGGTGTAGTTTGTAATTCGTCTACACCTGTTGTCCCTAATACACCACCCTTTCCTATTTGATTGGGGTCACTACTATACCCTTTGAGAGATATTGCAGTCCATTGTCCTTGTTTATTAAACTTAGTCACTACTGGTGCAAAGTCTGTATTGTTTTCACACCACTCTTTTATAGGATTTATAAGTTGAGTGGATAAATGGATATTTAACTGTTTCAAAAGAAACTCTCAAGTGTACTTACCTTTACACTTTCGAATAAATCTGTTGAAGTATCTTTACTAAAACACCAAACATTTTCCATGTAAAGTTTGTTCATGAATTCATCCATGGCCTCTTTGTCAAAGTTTCCGTCTTCGTCTTTGAATACTGCCTTACCTTGTGGTCTTTGCATGATTCTCATACCAAGTTGACCTAAGAAATTATTTCTTAACATATCACAAAGTTCATCTCCCGACCTATATCTAGTTCCATGTATCTTAGGGTCTAGTATGTTAACTAATACTACACCTGTATCACTAAGTGCATCAAATGACTTTTGTGATACTGGTAGATAGAAATCATCTCTCCAACCTTCGTACTCATTGAACTTTGCCCATGATTGGTCTTCCGAATGTTCTCCACCTTCATTGTATCTTTCTGTAGAAAAATATGGTGGTGAAGTAAAGGCACAATCTATTGGTGGTAAAGTTTGATATGGTAAATCTTCTGCACCACATCTATATATTTCTACTTTCTTTGAACCAATACATGAGAAGTAATCATCCTGTTCAATTAAGTTAGGAGTATTACCTGTAAGAATTGTTTCATATTCTATACATTGTTTCTTATATCTTTCAAAGGTGTTTGGGTTTGGGTCACATCCTACATAGTGAGATGCATTAGATGTGTAAAAACCACATAGTCTATCTCCCCAACCACATGAAGTGTCTAATACAGTTTTTGCATTAGTCATTGAATAAATTGTTCTTGCAACATTAGGTTTGAATTGAGTTGCAATATAAGTTCCTAGTCTGAATGCAGAGATATAACTTTTCTCATTAAGTTGTCCACCTCTAAGTTCTTCTTTACCATTGATTTCTACTTTTTTAACACCGTTGATTCCTCTCCACATGGGCCCGAAACAACTCCATATTTGTTTTGCAGTTCCTTCAGTCCAAACTTCTACTGGTGATTTGAAACCATAACTTCCACATGCAAGTCTTAAGTCTTGATGAAAGTAATTAGATGCATCATTGTATACAGAAGGTGCATCTATAAAACCTAATCCGTATTCTTCAAAATTGTATTTGTAATCATCATACTTTTCTAAAACATCTTTCTGCAAATCTTTCTTTGCAGTCATAGTTTTGTATGGGTCTGAATCTCTAAGAGATAGAAATGTTTTTCTCATCTTCTCATGAGATATATCTTTAAATGGGAATGGTGGTCTTTCAGTTGCAATATATTCTGATAAGACTTCACGGAAATGTTCCTTTCCGTATTTGTTGGAGTAAAACTCAAAAGTAGGATTATCCATAATAGGTAATCCTACTTCATTTGAGTAGTCCGTTAGGACTTGGTAGAGTTTAGATGTTTGCAAGGACATTTTCGGGTGTAGATACTTCATAAGGGTCTGATTCTATATTATCACCAAAACCTTCTTCTGCAAAGACCTTTTCGACAACATTATCGTTTACAACGATTGCATATCTCCAAGACCTAATTCCAAAACCGACATTTCCTTTTTGCACTGATGCACCGATTGATTCAGTAAACTCACCATTACCATCAGGCAACGGATAAACATTCTGAATTTCTTGTGATTCAAACCATGCATTCATTACGAATGTATCATTTACTGATAAACAATAAATCTGTTCCACACCTTTCTCATTGAACTCTGAAAATTTCTCATCAAAGCCAGGTAGTTGGTATGTTGAACATGTTGGTGTGAATGCACCAGGCAATGCAAATATCACTACTCTTTTTCCTTCGAATTGTTGGGTTGTGTTTATTGTTCTAAACTCCCCTTCAACTCTCACTGGTAAGTTAACACTTGGAAGTGTATCTCCTACATTTATCATAATAATCTCCTTTATATAAAGATACATTCATTATAATACAAATGAACGTATCTGTATAGGGGTTTTTTAAGAAATTTTGATTTCTTGAGGTTTGTCTTCTTCAGGCACAATTCTCTCTAAACTGACACTCAAAATACCATTCTTCATGTCTGCACCTTTAACGATTATATCGTCTGCAAGTGTGAATGTTCTTTTGAATGAACGTGATGCAAGTCCTTTATGGACATACTCAAGTTCCTCTCCATCCTTTTGTTTACCTTCAATTGCAAGAACTTCTTTCTCTTTTGAGATTGAAATATCTTTCTTATCAAATCCAGCTACTGCAAGTTCGATAGAGAAGTTCTCTGCATCATGTTTTACAATATTGTAAGGTGGATAGTTAGAATTAGATTGTACATCTGCACGTTCTAATAGTTGTAGAGTTCTGTCGAACCCGATTGCGAATGGGAATGATTTCCCGAAGACATCATCATAGATAGTCATAGTTTTCTCCTTTATTAAGCAAGTTTATAATGTGCAACCTCTAATGAGCATTGCATTAATGTTCGAGAACCGAGCTCTTTTGAAGAAATGGGGTCACTTGATGTCGGCGTTGCCCAATCCAAGTTCCAAATCCGAGCTCTTTTTAAGTTCTCTTACAATGGTATTTATAACACCATACTACTATTATAAGGACTTTTTCTAAAATTTCAAGGGGTTTTTATCTTTTATTGCAATATTTTTTTGCATCACTTACTTGTTGAATGTTATTTGCAACCACTACACCCATAAGAATGTTCATATAGTCGAATGTATCTGAAGTTAATTCGTTGTCTCTTCTATCCGACACAATTGCAGGTATTAGAATTGCAGACTTAACTGCAAACATTTTAGGGACTGAAGGAGACTCTCCTACGAGTGGATTTAGTTCTTTGACACAATCATATTTAAGTCCACGATATGTAGAATAGATATCTAGTAGTTGTAGAGTATAGAATGCAGTCCAGTCAAACGTACTAGGTAGTTCAGATAGTGTAAACTGTGACTGGTTCAGATTTTCCTTTAACTGTAATCCTGTCGACTTCAGTGAATGCTCTAGA